TTCTGCCCCCCTTGTAGCCTGTACCGTGGCCGTGATCGTGGAATCATCATTTTGTTGGATGTTTACAAGTTTTGTTCTGTAATCCCGCCATTGCTTCAAATTGATTTTCACCGTCAAATCTAAGCCCTGTCCGGCATCCTCAACGATGGTATAATCTTCAAGCGTCACTTTGAGGTTAGTAGAGAACAAAATCCGTCCGTTCGGCTTCATCCGAACAACGATGAACTGAAACGGTTTTTTACTTGTTTTCAGGCGTTCAAAGTAGGCAAGAAAGAAACTTGCTCCCAGAAAGCCCGACTTGTACAGAGCGAACGGATAGTTGGTTTGCGGGATCATGCACTCAAATTCAGCATCGGTCAACTCTGCTTTCTTTAACAGGTTGACTTGCCCCTCATCAATCAAAGTGATTGCTCTGTTGGCGTTGTTGATTTTTGTGGTGATCTTGCTAGGGGTGACGGGCAGTAAACAATACTTCAGGAAAACCATATAGCCATTGCTCATTTACTCATGCACCCCCTCGGCGGCTGTGTCGATTGCTTCAGCTACACCCTCTGCCATAACAGAAACAACGCCATCCAAATCCATACCGTTGGAAATGTTGTTGTTCATGCCAGACATATCAATTTTCACTTCAGCAGTCGTGAAGCGGTTTATTACTTCCTGTTCGGCAATATCTCTCAAATACTTCAAATCTTCATCCGTAATATCCAGAGAATTTTTAATTGCCCCGGTGTTTCCGGCTATATCTTTCACACCGTCACCAATTCCCGCTGTGTAATCGCTAAGATCAAGAGAGGGCGCAACGGAATCCATGTTGAAAGTTTTGTTGAAAAAGTCAGAAATTCCACCGACAACGCCATCTCCAAAATCCGCACCCATGCTGAACGCATCCCCATAGGAAATGCGATCCATAGTGTAATCAGACGGATCAAGCGTTTTCGGCTTGTCGCCCCCGGCGTTCTCAACAGTGGTGTTGATTTGGGCTTGAATCTTATCTTGAAATCCTTGAACCGCGCTTTGCAGATCAGAACCAAAGATAGTATCAAGAATGCCCGCCGCCGAAGATACGATAGACACAATGAAGTTGAACAGCGACAGGAACATAACTTCAATCGCGGCGATAGGATCATTGAAGATCAGACCGAAAGCCGCCGCAAAATTGGCAAGCATATTCCAAAAACTCACGCCCAGCGTGATAACGCTGTTAATCAGGGAGATAATGGTATTCAGGATGAACGCACCGCCTACGGCAATAACACCCGTGATAATACCAACGCCGGACTGTGTAACGCCCGTTACCTGTGCGATTGCGTTTGTAACCGCCAAAAGCACGGCTATAAGGGCGATAACACCCATGACAATCCATGTGATAGGGCAAGCCAGCAACGCGCCATTTAAGCCGTTCTGTGCCGCAATCTCTGCGGCTGTGGCGGCTGTCAGAGTACCAGTTGCCGCCGCGTGTACCATCATTACCGCCGCCGTTGCAAGGTGAATACCGTTGCCAATCATATCAACAGCGTTCACCGCCAGCCGCGAACCGTAGTAAACCATCAATGCCGCTGTTACGCCGCCAATGATCGGGGAAATCCACGACCAGTTGTTAGCTACAACGTCAGCGACAGTAAGCGCGCCCTGTGCAATCCACGAAAGGACAGTAAGCATAACCTGTAAGCCGCCTGTAATGCCCTGTACAACGGTTTCGATGGTAGGCCAGTTACTATTAACGGCATCAACGAAAAGCAGTACACAAGGGTACAGCCGCCCACCGATCATCTCTTCCATATCGCCCCAAGCGTTTGTCATCTGGATGATCTTTCCTTCCGGGGTGTTGCTCATATTCTCATACAAGCCCGCCCAAGATTCTTCAATGATTTCGGAAATAGTAGCCGCCGCCTGCATATCACTGGACATATTGGCGTATTCTGCGCCTAACTCCTGTGTGATCTGCGCTTGCGTTGCCGTTCCCTCAATAATTGCTTTCTGAACATCCGTGACTTCAAAGCCCTTTTTGGTCATAGCGTCATACGCGCCGGACATCATCTTGCCCAAACCCGTTGCGTAATCAACTAACGCCGTGGAATCCAATGCACCGCCGCCAGACATACCCATAGCGTAATCTGCCAGCGTGTCCATCATCGTTGTAATAGCGTCCGCATCCGTGAAGTAGGTGGAGAACTCGCCAGCCGCCGCAATCATAGCTTCATCGCCATAAATGCCCCGGCCTTGAATCTCGCTTGCCTTACTCGTGATTTGATCGAAAGCCGCTGTCAACGCCTGTGTTTCAGCAGAAACAGGCACTTTTACTTCATCAACGCTGTTCTGAATAGCGTTGATCTGGTTCACGGCATCCGTGGTATCAGCCGAAACGTCAACTTGATACTGCGCCACGGCATCCGTGGTCAGCATATTCGCCAAAACGCTTGCAAGCTGTGTTTCCGCGTTAAGCTGTGTGTTAAATGCCTGTGTCGTTTCGCCCACAAAGTCCAGTGCTTTCTTTACGCCCGCAATGCCCACGAAAGAAGCAACCGCCCCTTTGATGGTCTGTGCAAGCATATTCGCTTCAACTGTACCTTGTTCGATGGTGGAGTTAAAACGCCCCTGTTCATCCACGTTGTCACGGATATAGCGTTCTGTGCCGCTCACGGTTTGCGATAACCGCAAGTAAGCATCATTCGCCGCCTGTACGTCCATATTGTCAACGGCACTATTAAGGGCTTGCTGTGCCTGTACAGCTTGATCCAACTGCCCCCGCAACTGTTCCAACTCCGAATTAGCGGCGTTAGTACCCATGTTTAAGGGGTTGTTCTCAATCTGCACGATACGATCTTGAATCGCCTGTAAGCGGGTTTGCATACCGCTTAGATCAGTAACCGCATTCGCGGGGAACAAGTCAACGCTTGCCGCCGTTTCTGCGATCCGCTGTTGAGTGTCATTCAATGCGTTAAGCATTGTGTTAGCACTCTCTATTTCCTGCTGGAAACGCTCTATGCCCGTGTTCTCAAACACGTTCATATTGTCAGCTTGCCAGTTGAACGGAACATTTACCGGGGCTTGCGTAGGTTCAACCTGTGGGGCATCCTGCACGGTAGGCGTTGCGCTATACACCTGTGAGGGAACATTGCCCATTAAGTCATTAAGCCGCTCCTGCCGTTCAATCACGTTGTCAATCGCGCTTGACAGACTACCCAACTGCAACTGTGCAACGGACGAATCAAGATCAAACGGATTTGTTTTCAAGTAATCAAGCGCGGTCTGCATTTGGCCTAATTCTCGGTTAATCCCGGCGATCTCTGCCGCCGAATCCCCCGGCATAACGAACAGGCTTTGACCCACGTTGTTAATTGCGTTCTGATAGTTCAAAATGTTGTTCAATCTGGTTGAAATATCTTGAATCTGCTTTTCAGATTCAGACACGCCAGAAAGTTCAACAGGTACGTTGATCCCATCGGGAACGTCAATTTGCGGCTGTTCCGTAATTTCAGCACTCACGGGAACTTCAATCCCAGCGGGTACGTCAATTCGGGGTTGCTCTACAACTTCCGCCGTTACAGGTACGTTGATCCCATCGGGAACGTCAATTTGCGGCTGACTTTCCACAACGGGGATCACCGGGACTGTAATGTTTGGAGTTGTAACCCCCAAATCTGGTAAGGTGGTGTCTACATCTCCAAAGGAAAAAGAGGGTGCTTCAATGGCTTGCATCGTGTTTTCAAAAGACTGCATTGCCGCCGTAGCCCGGTTAATACCGCTCATATCTACGCCCGCATTCATCGCGGATTGTACGTTTTCAATAGCGATAGTGCCAGCATTTGCGGCGTTGACAATATCCATCATAGGATCAGAAAAATTGTCATACAGTTCGATTGAAGTCTTGATAGAAGCCATTTAATCACCGTCCTTTCCGGCTTGCTTTCCTCTCAAGCTCTTTTTTCTGCCTTGCATCATCTTCTTGTTTGATCTTGATGGACGCGATCACGAACGCTTTTTCCCGTTCGTCCATTTCAAGAAATTGGGATGGCAAGATGTGCAATTTTAAGAGGGCATAGAAAGCAAAACTCGCTTCCCAGTCACCCTCTTTAATTAGTTTTTTGCTTCATCCACCAAATCGTTGAAAGAGGTGTTGAAGCCCTGAAGATTCTGGACAAAGGCAACCAGAGCGTTGTACTCGCCCGGATCGTCCACCATTGCCATCAGCAGATCATCCGGCTTTTTCACGCCGTAGCTGTTCTGAAGTTCGACATTGTACAGATCGGGGGTGACAATGGACTTGATAAGCAGTTCCTTAGTGTACTTGCTACCGTCCACATGGGGGCGGTACAGGTTAGGCTTGCCAGTGACAGGAATTTCTTTGGTGCAATCCTCGCGGATTTCATCGTTTTCCTTAGAGGTGATATGCCGGAACTCCCAATCAAGGGGCTTGCCGTTGGCATCGCACAGGGAAGCGGTGACAGGGTGGAAAACATTTCCCTTGACCTTTTTGTTCGCTTTCATAAAATAGGAAAAATTAGACATTTTCTGTACCTCTCATTCTTTACAAAGAAAAGCCCCCGAATGGATACATTTCCACATCCGGGGGCAACGATCTTAGTTAGTGGCGAAGCCGTCCAGTTCGGTGAAATCTTCCGGGATGGAATAATCATCGAACGTGCCGGAAATATCCTCATCCAGATATTCCGAATCGGCATCGAACTTAGCCAGCGTGCCGCCATCGGTCAGACAGTCGTAGAAAACAACAGTCTGACGCTGTGCCGCACTTGCCGGGTCATCGTTCGTGACCTGAATTTCAAAATAGGTGTCCTCGCCCGTGCGCTTGAACTCTGCCAGACATTCACGCATCACAGACTGATTGTAATGCGCCTTGCCGGAGTAAGTGCCTTCCTGTGCAACGGACTTGTGGCCGATCATAATCGTGCCAAGGCGGGGAACTTTGGATTTTGTCTTGTCGATCTTTGCTTCAAAGTTGATGATCTGCATGAAGTTATAGCGGCGATCACCAATAGTGACAAAGCATTCCGCCAGACGCGCGGAAATCGCGTCCTTAGACTTCATAAAAACATTCGTAGGCTGTGCCATACTGCATTAACCCCCTTTCTTTAGGACACGCAAACGGACATATACAGCTTGCCCATTGCGTTGATAACAGAGATTGCGCCAGAAGTCACAACGGACTTTTTGGTGTCGCCCTGTGCAACCGTAATATCGGAATCCTTGAAATCCTCGATAGCACGGATTTTCTGAAGTTCGTTGTGAAGCTTCACAAGGTCAGCCCAAAAAGAGGTACGACCCGCCGCATCGTTAGGAACTGCACCCAGATACTTAGTCGCAAACAGAACGGCGGTATCATTGGCGATCTGATCGATCACGCGGATAGTCTGGTTATCCTTGAAAACATCACCGCAAGTATCAGTGGTAGATACCATAGTGTTAATATCATCAAGGACGCGGGGAACGCCGTTGACATTGTGGAAAGTGAACTCACCCGCCTTGATAGCCTTTTCAAGTTCCGCCTGCGTATAGTTCAGATCGGGGGTGAACTCGCCATCATAGATCACGTTCTGGTTCGACTTGTTGACCTCACAGCCGCCAGCCGCACCAGTGACCCAATAGACAAGGCTTGCTTCATCTGCGCCATCGTCCAACACCTTGTTTTTGACGCTGATAGTACCCATGTAGTCCGCTTCCTTGTACTGATACAGGACAAGCTGGAACTTCTTACCGACCTCATCACGCATACGCTTGTTGAACGATGCAAACAGGCTCTTAGTTGCCTTGTCAGTGGTGACAACGCCCATAGAGTTGAACGCATACGGTTCAATCTTATCAAGATAGGTCTGGTATGCGTCACTCGTACCCGCGCCATTCTCGCCGCCAGTGAGCGGAGTAGAAGCGGTAACGGCAAGCGTAGCATCCTTTTTGAAAGCAACATAGTCGTTGTCAGTCAATGCGCTTACCTTGTCCACGGTCTGTGCATCCACCTTAGACAGTCCCATATAGGTGGACACATCAAACAGAGAATCGTTATCTGCGTTCTTCTGGATCACGATCTTCAGATCATTGCCGCGCGTACCGCTGTACTTTGCCGTAGCAAAAGTGTTGCTTGCTTTCTTGCCGCCACCGTTCAGACGATAGGCGTACAGAGTCTTTGCTTTCTTGAAAAGATCACGCAAGCCTTTCATCTTATCATCGGTGTAGGCGTAGCCGAACAGCTTCATAGTGGACTTCTGGAAATCACCGTTAGTAACTTCAAAAACGCCGCTTTCATTGCCCCAGTCCAGCATAAGGGGCATGGTAACAGTGCCACGATCAGACAGCGTAGCGGATGCAGATGCAAGCGATACGAAGTTGATGTAAGCACCGGGCAGAATCTTGTTCTGCGTTACGAAAGTACCGCCGCCAAGTGCCATTTTACTCACCTTTCCTTTCTTTAGATAGGTTTCTTATAGTATTCTTTGATAAGATCATCCACCTGTTCAATGGTGTAAGTCTTATCATCTTCCAACAGCGCGTTAAGCAGATCACGCCGATTGAACCAGCGATCCGCTTTCACAAGCTGTTCTTTGGTAAATGCGGGCGGCTGTTCAGCCGCTTTAGCAGTCGTGTTTTTAACCGCCATCGTTCACATCTCCTTTGATCTCCAATGTTTCCATCGGCTCACAGTCGTATTTCTTAACCATGAAGCAATCATAATTTGCGAAAAAATTCAACACGTTATCAACAATTTTGTGTTCCATCTTGTCAGCTCGCATCAAATCCCCGTCAACCGTGATAGTTTCCAAACAGCTATACAGCCGTTCGGCTGTATCGTTGCACTCTGCTTTTGCCCGATCCCGATTAGCGGGAAAGAACTGGATGCAGAACTGTTGCCGCCTAAAATATCTGCGATCCCGGAAAAGGTTGTGCGTAGGTTCTAGGGTGGAAATAAAAAAACAAGGCTCTTTCAAGCCTTGTTCCTGTTCTTCCGTGTAAGTCGTGTAATCATCGCCAAATTCAGCATTTAAGGCAATGCTGATAGCTTCAATAATTGAATTTATCATTTGATGCACTCCCCTAAAAACTGCTTAATCTTTGCTTCAAGGACTTGCGGGGCTATCGTCTGTATTTCCTGTTCGGATATGGTAAGCATGAATTGACCTTGCACCCAACCTGTATGATTAGCTGTTCGGTGTCCATACTCCACATAAGAAGCATACTCAACGGGATTCACAATATCAATCGTCAAGAGGTTTCCTTTGTGATTGATCTGCAACGAATCGGCGTAGGCTTTGGCATCGCCCCGGCCTTTACCGCTTGCCGCTTCTTCATGCGTTGCTGAAGTCCAGCCCCGGCGCAACGTGCCGCCCATCTTTCCAGAGGGGTTTACACGTTTGGTGTAGGTATCGCCCGCCTTGTGGTGTTTGGAATCCTTTTTAGCAACCACCGTTATTTCTTTAGAGTAGTCGCCTACGGGTGTTCGCTTGATAACTTTGGCAAGTAGTCGGGCGGCTAATTCTTTTGCACAGGCAGAAATGAACGATTCAACATCTTTTTGTTCAATCTTGTTCAATTCCTGTTGAAGTTTTTTCAAATCCCCGGCTGAAACCTTTCCCATTCGTGCCATCAAGCCCACCGCTCAAACAGTGTGAGGATGATTTCTTGATGGGTGGGATATACAGCAGGAACGCCGCTTGCGGAATAGGCGTTTTTTACTCCGTCTTGCTCCACAATGATCTTTGATCCTGCCTTGATTTCCACATCCGGGGGGAGAAATAGCTTTGTGCCTTGCGTAAGGCTTGCCGCTGTTTCGGTTTGTGCTGTGGCATCCAGCTTTTCAAAGGACAGCTTACAGGGCTGATTTTCGATTACTGTTACTTCTGATTTATGGGTGATTTTGGTTTGCTCGTCCCTTACGTCCCGGCGTTCCACAACGGAACAAAGCCCGGTATAGTAAGTTTTTTCGATTGCCTTTCGTGCCGCTTTTCGGGCGGCTTCAAGTGCGCTTACCATCGAATCCGCCTATAACAAGCAAATTCGCCTTTCCCATAAGTCAGAAGATAACTAATAAAGGCCGTTAGCCGCTGTTCGGCGGTTTGCGACCCCTCTCCCGTGGCAAATACAGTATTGGTATCACCCGTCTGTATCTGCTTCACAGCATAATCTAAATCAAGCCCTGCAATGCTATCCGGCGAAAAAGTTTTCTTTGCCGTTAAAAACTCGCCTACTGCCATATCAACCGCGATGCAAACCAGCCCGTCCGGGATAGAGGACACGTTGCAATCGTTCTTGATAGAACTTTCCACCTTTTGAATACAAAAATTCAAAATGGTTTCATCCCCATCTTTAATCTCATATCCAAAAGACTGCAACCGCGCTTTTACCATATCCAGCACTGGAAACACCGCCTTACTTAGCCACGGGAAATGATACGGGCGATAGGAACGGCCTTGTGATTGATCGTATCAGTGCCGTTGCTCACCAGAGACCAGTTCTTGCCGTTTTCCAGTTCCGCGTTGGTGGGGCTGTTCGTAGTCTGCACCGCCTTGAGGTAAGAGATACCAGCGACAGAAACAGCGTTGCGCTTACGGGAAATCAGCGTATCCTCGCCGCCACGGGTCTTTGCATCGCGCACCATCTCGTAGGGGACTTTTGCGCCAACGGATTCAAAACCGATTGCGCCCTCGCCCAGAACATAAGTGGTGTACAGGGTAACGTCACCGCCAGTTTCGCCCACGTTCTTAACCTCGGCGGGCATGGAATCGTCAATCAGCACAAGACGACCATTCCAAGTACCCATGCCCAGATCACGCTCCACGCCCTCACTGTCGGTGTACTTCAGATAGCCCAGCAACTTCATGTTCTCAAGGTTAGTTGCAACGGTGGAGTGGCAGATCACAAGGCTAAACTTGCTCTTGTTATCGCCGCAAGCCTGCTGAATGGCACTGTTGAGGGTGGTTGCGCTCACCATCATATCATCGGTGGTCTTTGCATCCGTGGTGGGGGCGGAAATATCGTAGGTGTGGGCGGACACAAAGGCGGCGTTAGCGGTCTTAATGTTGCCCGTGCCAGTGGCGGACATAGAGAAAATGCCCTTGAGGATAGCAAGGATAGTGTCCTGATCCCGATCATTCCAATAGCGGCTGATCTGGTTTCGGACGTTCGCCATGAAGTCCACGCCGCCAGTCACATCATAGGAGAAATCGGCTTCAGTCCAGCCCATCATACGGCCATAGGTGAAAACACCCTGTTCAAAGGTATCAGTCTTTTCGGGGGTGAGGTTAGACACACCATCATAGTTCTGTGCGTCACCGCCGATCAGACCGAAGTAGGGCAGGACGGCGTACACAGTGCCAGTCTGTCCGTTGTTGACGAAAGTTTCACGAAGTCGCTGATCTGCGACAATCGCGCGGCTCTCACGAAGTTTGTTCAGCTTCACGTTGGGAATGGCATTCATGTAAACACCAAAAGCCCGCTCGTTGAAACTCTTTGCATCGAATTTGCTCATTTGTGTTCAATCCTTTCTTTGAATTTTTGAACTCTGTTGTTAGATTGCCGCATCCGGGTTAGCTTCAATGTATGCGGTCAGCTCTTCAAGGCTCATCTTAGACATATCCACCTTAGTGCCGAGCTTCACATCATCCGATTTGCCGGGATTGAAACCCTTGATACCCTTGTTTGCGGGCTGTTTGGCGTTGAACAGGTAAGAATCCGACTTCTGAACAGCGGAAATCTGTTCATCCCAGCCCGACAGCTTGCCATCCTCACCCAGCTTGACCTTAGACATATCAAGCAGGGCTTTAACGGCCTTACTGTTCTTAGCACCCGCCGCCGTAAGCGCGGTATCAACCGCGTTGTCCAGCTTCAACTGTGCCATTTCAGCGGCGTGGGCTTTAGCCTGTTCGGTGTTCTTCTTCTGAAGTTCCTCGATCTGTGCTTTCAGTTCGGCGTTGTCGCCGCTGGACTTCTTCAGATCGTTCAACTGCTTGTCACGGTCAGAAACGGACTGTTTCAGCGTCTTGTTTTCCTCGTTGACCTCGTTAAAACGGGTCTTAGTCACAAAGTCACCGTCCAGCCCGGCCATAACCTTTTTAACCTGTTCATCGGTCAGACCCCAACTAATCAAGTCCTCACGTTTCATTGTTCATACCAGCCTTTCCGTTGTTTACCGTGGGTAACGAACCACGAATTTGATCTTGTTCTTTACCGTCTGCAATACGAAAAAGACGATTCACTGTTTAACCCACAGTTGGGAGATAGGTTTGGATCACCGCCTTTCTACTTGCCGACAAACGGACACGCCATGATCTCACCCCCCTTAAAATGGCATGAAAAAAGCACCCTTGAAAGATAACTTTCAAAAGTGCTTAGTTAGCGATGTGCGGTTTTAGCGATCTTTGAAGAAGTCCGCCCATTCGGGGTTTTCTTTATCAAAAATCTGTTTCTGTTCCGGGGTTAGGGCTTTGGGGTAGTCAGCGAACATATTGAACACGGTCTTTTTGTCGAAACTAAAAAGCCATTCGCCCACACCGTCCGGCGTGTCTTTCCACCAAATAACGTCCGTAGGATTGTTTTTATACCAGTCATCGAACATCGCCCAACGCCCCCTTTCTCTGTTTATCAACTGCCGTATTGATATAACCTAGCAACTGTTCAAATTCTTCATTATCTTTGAACGAATCAACATCCATTAGAATCACAGTCCGTTCCCAAACATAACCAAACGACTTATCAACCGTCTTTCGGCATCCAAACCGCTTGTTAAGGGTTGTTGCCATCGAACCATAGCGTTCAAAGGGCATCCAACCGTTTTGGTACTTAGATTGCAGTTCCAGATATTGATAACCAGTGTCCAGCTTTCGGACAATGGCGGCGTGTTTACCTGTTGCAAGATAATATTCTTTGTTCAGTTCAAGATTTTTCAATACGTCAATCGTACCTTGAACTTCTTTTTTTACTTTGGTGATCGAACCCTCAACGCCGGGAAGTTCCAGCATCTTCATAATGTTCTTGTTCATGGAGAATACACGGCGACTTCCGCCATCTCTGAAATCAAGAACATCAAGGCCGTTCTTGTTGCCAATATAAGCGAACGCCAGAGAAGAGCAAGAACCCTGTGTCATATCGCCACCCGCCAGACGTTCAATGATTTCATCGGACGTTAGCTGTTTGGGGAGTGCTTGAACGGCTCTATGTTCTACATTCTCTGTGGTGCAAGCCTGTTCAATGAACTTTGCGGCTTCACTCTGTTCTTTCGGCTTAATTGTACCACGTTTTTCCGTCCTTGAGAAGTGGTTTTTCTGAACTTCAGCAAACCCGCTCTTGTCACCGTCTACAAAAGCCTTTTTCCATTCGGAATAGGTTACATCGTCCGGCACATAGTAGGTTTTCCCATCTGCTCCACGCGCCGCCCGTTCCCCTGCATCGAAGTTATCTTTGAAGTGGGGGGCGGTAGTGGAACGGCAATAGACGTGGAAAGGCGGGGCAGTAACGCCCGGCTTGTAATCGCTCATCTTGAACACTTTGCCATCCAGCGAACGGCAAATATCGGAAGTATGAGAATCCAGCGTTGCCACGATCTCATATTCTTCAACGTCCAGATCATTGAAACAATCCTTTTGCGCCGCGCTACTGAAATAGGCTTGCTCGGTCATTACCAGCCGCCCGGCGTTGCTCTTAGATGTTCCCATCTTCTTTGCAAGGGAATCAATGGCCTTTTGCGGATCAGCACCCGTTAGCAGATTTTTTGAAAGTTCATTGTGAACTTCTCCGATCAGCTTTGTTTTGCTGTTCCAAATGCGGGTTGAAAAGTTGTAGCCATCCACAGCCCACGGCTTAGACAGTACCTTTTCGATTTGAGCTTGATCCAGCCCGGCAATATCCCAGCCCAGCCCAAAGCCCTGTTGTACGGCGTAGGCCGTGTGATAGTACCCGCTTGCGTAAACATCGGATAACGCTTTTTTCATCGTTCCCATCTGCTGTGCAAACATGGTTTCAAGGCTGTTCTGTGTCTGGATTTGCAGGGCTTCAAGGCGGGAAATGTGAAACTTAGAAGAAGCGTTTTCAAGTTCCTGCATCCATGCGCCGTTTATGGCGTTTTCCTTGCCGTACTTGATGTACTCTTTTACATCCCACTTAAATTCCGCCAAATCCTGCCCTTTGAGCCATTGTTTAGCCTGTGCAAGAGAAATACCGTTGCTGTCAGCGAAACGCTGATACCACCGCGCTATTTGGGCTTCTAACTCATTCTGCGCGGCTTTGTACTGCTTTTCTATTTCCAGATAAGCCCCAGCGCCTTTTCGGTTTTGGGTGGCTTCTAGCTGTGTGAAACGCTGTTTCCAGTATTCCGCATTAGTCATTGTTCAGATCACCGCCCTGCTGTTGCTGTGGGGGGTGCGAACGGATCATATTGCTGTTGCGCAATGCGATCCTGTTCTTTCTGTTTCTGATCTTCCAACCGCTTCATTTCGGCGGCTGGATCGTCAACCCAAGGATGATTTGCCACAATGGTTTCATCCGACAGAATACCAACGCTATCTTTGCAGTTCTGGATTACTTCACCCTCATTGATGAGGACATCCCGGTTGAAGATGATTGTTACATCCTCGCCGCTAAAATCACCCATGCCGGAGTTAGCAAAATGGGTGTTGATGAACCAAAGCAGTTCCTCGAATGCGGCTTGCAACTCGCTTTCCATATCGTTAGCGTCAAGGTCAACGTCAGAATACATGGATCGAATGTTCATCTGGTTAGGATTGCCATTCAACCGATCATCTTTCGCGTCATAGCCCATACCGTTTTCGATAATGGCTTTTTTCAGCAGTTCGATAATGACTTTGTAATTCTCTGAATTGACTTGAATTTCAAGCGTTTCAACTCCACCGTCTGCACCATCAACCGTGCGAACCTTGACAACGCCGAACGTAGACAAGTTTTTGCGGAACTCGCCCAAGTTCGTGCCATCGTAATTTTTCAGCACAAGCACGGTGTTTCGGGGATCTTCTTGCATATTGTTTTCAAAGTCCGACAGCATGACGTTTAGCGCGTCTTGCAAAGTCTTTACTTTCTTCAGCAGGGGGATTTCACAATCATTGTACTTGATGGGGATGAGCGGCACACGTTCCCAGTTCAGGGGAATGGTGTTTCCGTTTTCGTCCATCATGCTTGCATACGGGGCGGTGTTGCTGTCCGCTCCCTCTAAGTCGGGGATCAGTGCGCCGCCGTCCAGAACGAAGCGGTGAACGCCCTCTAAGTCGTAGATTTCGACCTTTTCAATGACAGTCGGTGTAGTGCCTTGATAGCCGATCACCAGATACAGGCGCACGGCGGCTTCAAGCTGTGTGTGTTCCGTGTCTTTCCAGAACGGCAGGATTTCATAGCCGGGGAACGTCCTAAAGGCAAGTTCTCCCGTTTCAGTGTAGTAGGGGTATAACCAGCTAATACCGCACTCAAGAGCAAGTTTCCCGGCGTTCTTCAGGGTTTTCATAAACTTTTTGTTGAACACGTCTTTTAACAGTTCAATATACTGTTTATTCTCCCCATCAACAACAAATGGCTTGCCCAGCAGATAGTTAGCTTTCTGATTAACCAGCTTTGCAAACTGATTATCTATCAGGCGGTTGTTTGGCACGTTGTCCACGTCAACCAGCTTCCCATCTTCACCGATCATCTGACGCTTGCGGTGTAAAATATCGTGATCGTTGTCGTAGTACAAGTGACCCTTGATCTGCATAACGCGCTGTGGGCTACCTTTCCACTTTTCGATCTCACGTTCCAAAAACTGCTTGTCGGAAATCTGCGCACCTTGCAAAATCAGGTTTGAAACTTTGAACATCATTGAATCTACAAAACTCACGTTGTTCACCCCCTTTCCAGTTAATCAAAGCTGAATGTATCAGGCATAAGCACTTTGGTAACGGCGTACCGCATCGAATCCATACCGTGCGAAAATTCGTGATCCGGCTTGTCCGTGGGTTTTCCGTCTGTGCCTTTCGCCCAACAATAGTTATCTATCTCTTTTTTGAACTCCACGCAACGGGGATGCACCACGATCTGATAGTTTTGAATCAACTGTATGCCGTGGTTTACGCTGTCCTTACCTTTTCGGGAAGATTCAGCCCTTAATCCCTCATCCTGTAACTCTGCAATAGATTTCGGTTCAGCAGAATCACAGATCAGGCGTTGACCGCCGTATCCCATGCGCTTGATCTGTTCGGCTATGATCTTGTTCGTAACCCCCGTTTTATACCACTCATCGAAAACATAAATTTTCATAGCGGTGTTGTCCACCATGCAAGCGGTAAAAGCGTTAGGATCAGTAAAACCAAAGTCAAGGCCGAATGCGGATTTGATACCGGGGATAGCCCGGATTTGGTCAACATCGAAGTCCTTAACAATGACGTTGGTGTAAATCAGACTGTCCGCAATGCCCCAATCCCCTGCGCCCTCAATGCGATAGCGGCGGGGATTGTTTTCTTTCATTCTCAAGAAAATATTGCGGTCTGCATCATCAAGCCATTCGTTACACTCCCATGTTGTAGTTTTGGTGAACACCGTATCATCCGGCGTATCGAAAAACCGGGGCTTTAACCAGCTTGTTGCACTCCACGGGTTAAACGTAAGTGTAAGCTGTTTGAAATACCCCGGTGGAACTTCACCACGGATTGACATATCTAGCTTGTTGAAATCATCCTCATTGCTGATCTCATAGGCTTCTTCTATCCATACCCAGCAAAGAACGCCCTTATCAACGGAAATAGAGGTGATTTTTAAGCCATCATCCAGACCGCGAAAAAGAATCTTCTGCCCGGTTGAACGCCGGGTGATCTGCATAGGTGACACGGTGCAATCAAAATACGCATCTACTCCCAGCTTATGAATAGCCCATTTCAAATCCGAAAACACGGAATCGCGCAAAGTGTTTGAAAAACGCCGAACACAAAGGCCGTTGCTCTCTGGATATTGAAACAGGCGATAAATCATATTCAGAGCAGTTGTTTTGCTCTTTTTCGATCCACGGCTACCCTTACACACACGGTATCGGGCTTTCGTGTTCCAGAAGTCCACATAGCCGCGCCCTACGGCTTTCTGTAATGAAATCTTCATTCCGCCAAGTCGTTTATCAGTGTGATAGGCTCAACCTCAACAGCAAGCCCATCTTTGAACATCCCGTATCGCTTGCCGATCAGTTCAGCGGCCTTGATACGGTCTTTAGCCCCAACGTCAATATCGGAGATCGTTTGCACACCATCACCGATCAGCTTTAGCACCTGTTCTTTGTGTTCCCCTCGCATAACAGAGGTTAAATACTCCAAAACTTCCTGTGCATCCGCTGTTTTTGCGTTGTGCATTGCTTCAAGTTTTGCGTCAATATAAGATTTCATTTCGGCGTTGAACTTTGAAGTAGGTTTTTGTGGGTTTCGCTCATTTATCCATTCTGCCGCAAAACGGGCAGTCTTAGGCGAATACCCCGCCCGGATTGCCGCCTGTACAGCGTTGCAGTCAATCAAATATTCGTCACAAAACCGCTGTTGTCTTTCGTTCAAGATATTCACCCCCTTAAAACAAAATAAACCCGGTGAACGGAAGATCACTGACTGCCTACGATCAGCTACGATGATTCACCGGGCAAAAGAAAAAGCCGTAAAAGGTTTTCTTTTACGGCTTCTTGCATTATATATTTTATCACACTTGACACATGAAGTTCAATGAAAAAGACTGCAACTTTTTACATTTTCAAAACTTTTTCTGTGAAATCCTTTAGTGCCTGTCCGTGGATCGTGTAAACATTACGTTCCGAACACTCTAACTCTACCGCGATCTTATCAAAGCCCTTATACTCAACATACCGCTTGAACAGCACCTTGATAAATTGCGGGTCTTGCAAACTCTGAATTTCGCCCGTGATCTTACGCTTCAGGTCAACATACTTGTCAATCTCGGCGTTGATCTCTTGCTCAAGCATCACGATTTTCAGCACCGGGTTTACAAACGGGGCATCGCCTGTACCGCTGGACGAAACACGATCCTTGCCGTAATCAATCGCCCGAACGCACTTAGACAGTTCTTCAAGATCAGCCTGTTCTTTCATCTTCTGCTCTATGATAACATCCGCGCGTTCAAGCTGTTGTAAATACTCTTTCGCTGTCACTTCTCAAACCTCTTTTCTTTGCGTAACGCTCACTTTACGAATTATCGTTATTTTTCTAAAATTTTGTGTTTCACGTTTCGGTTACGCACCCTCTATTTACTATTATATATTATTTTTTATATGTTGCACCGTCACGCGATGACGCAACAAGAGTATCAATATATAAAGAACTTCAAAATAAGTGTACAAACCGAAACAAACGTAACAAATACGTTTAATCGTTCAAAGATAGAAACATTTATGAAACACTTGTGAAAATCAGTGTAACACTTTGAATCTTAACTTTCAAAGCGTCCCGCCCTGCCACTCTTGAGCGGGCATTTGGGGTGCGGCTTTTCCATCCACGGGCAAACGCCCACTTTCGTGATCTCGCACCAATAACGGAACGTCACAACGCCCGTCTGTTTGCTCTTGCAATGCAAGCAGTCTTTACAAAGTCTTTTCATTTGTTGTACCTCGCCAGATATATAATCGGAAACAGCCAGAACGGGAAAGATAAGCACCACGCCCAAAAGCGTTCTTTTAGGGAAACGGCAAGGTGTTCTTTCCCAATCTCTTTGCAGTCTTTCCGCCAGATAAAGTAAAACGGGATGAATCCGATCAACTGCACAGCGATGAACAGTAGTTCCAGCAAAATCCACTTCATGCTCACACCCCCACAATGTATGCCGCCGCCATATCTGCCGCATGGGTGTACATGACATTCGGAAACTTTGCAACGGCACGGGTGTAATACTCCCAATTATTCCGATCGTCAAACGCGCCCATGTGCCAGCGGATGCAAGCGATCTCTTCATTCGTCAAAGCATCGGGGGCGATATTCTGAAGCATGATGATCGAAGCGGGCGCATCGAAGAACCCCATTTTATCAAGCCGCCGCACAATATTAGGGCGGGTGTAGCATTCCAAATCACCTTTCACGTTGTACATGATGATTTTATACTGATTGATCCGATCCTGCTTAGTCAATTTGAATCTGTCCATTCTTTTCCACCTCATCATAGATTGCAAGGCTCATATCTACTTGATACGGCTTGCCGCCGATAAACTCCGTTTTGAGCGTGTCGCCCTCTGCCCGAACGATCAGCGCACAGTTATTGAACACCGTGACAAACTCCGTACCATCGGTGATTTGGGCGTTCTCTCCAAACTCTTTCTTATACTCTGCAAAAGCGGCGTTTACCGCGTCACTGATTTGTGCAAGCATCCCCATTTTCATTCCCCCTTAACGAACTTAAAGAGCATATCAAAGAACATCCGTAAATGCCAAACGGCTTCCATCCAATAGTCCTTGCGCCTGTCCTCTTTCTTGCGCTTGCGCTCTCTCCACTGCTTGATGTACTCAAGTTGGGCTTCATCCTCCGCCGCCCGATAGCGTTCATCAATATTCATTATCTGAACTCCTTTCCAGTTTTCACGTCACGAATCTTAACACGTTCAATCAGTTCAAAGCCCGTTGAACGAATAATGAACTTTAACACCTTGATAAGCTCATTCGCCCGCCGTTCGGTTTCAGATTCTTCCCGAACGATTTTCTGTGTACCATAAAACGCCGTTGGATCGTTATACCCCTCTGCGTTGCATTTTGGATTAGCCGGATTGTTCATAGTCAGTCCTTTCAATCTTTCCAGTTGGATAACCATTCAAGTTCTGTAACCATATCGGAAACAATTTTTAGCGCGTCATACATTGCCGTATGTTTGGCAACATCTTCATGTAACCTATCCTCGCAAGATCGTTCATCCAGATGGTGACAGGATTTCAGCCTTTCGCTATCCCTTTCAATATCCGCACGCAACTTTTCAATCTGCTTTAGGATTTTGCTTTCAGTACGGCGAAGAACGGCTTTTTGATATTTGGCGATTTCTGCACATTGGTTTCTAAGGTCTGGATTGTTCCCGTATTCAATCGCTGAATCCGGGTCAAGGCCGTTTTCCCCGCAATAGGTTTCGGCATCGTGTAGGCTTCTAAACCTGTTTGCCTACCTTTGCATACGGCAAGTTCACGTTTTTCTTGAACTTAGTTGAATAAACGTGCATTACCAGTTACGCCCCCGCTCTACAATATCAGCTTCAATCTGTTCGATCGGGATTGTGGGGTGTATCTTGTGATACAGTTCTTTTGCCAGCTTCTTAGCCGGGGCGGGATTGATAGCGGAAACCGTGATAATATCCTTGATCGTGTCCTTAGTGCCTACGGCTACTGCATACAGGCGCATCTTAGCCGATTCAAGGCGGGTTTCCCAGCGTTCCATCTTCTCACTCTTGATACGGTCAATTTCCCTGTACGCATGATTCACGCACTGTGTCGCCATCCCGTGAAAGAAAATATCCTCGCAAAGCTGACAGTCCGCCAGTTCTTCAATTAGGTTGTTCATGCCCGTATCAACGGAAATAGGCGTGGGGTTTCCCCCATCCATAGCGCGGCGCAACTTTAACGCCGCCTGTGCCGCTTCAGTAAGTTCCTCTGCCATCTGTGCCAGAACTTCAGCCTTGGGCAGACCATAAACCAACTCATACTCCATAGTGTTCCATCCTTTCTTTTAATCGAACCGACCTTGTGCGAACGGCTCTTTGAATAAATTCGGCATCATCCGCAATCGAACGAACGGACGAATTATCTGAACGAATCTCAAAAGAAGCGATAATAAATCGCTTTAGATCATCGGGGGTGAAATCCTCAATGGATTTCCCGAAATAATTTGTTAAAATTTGTATCACGGTTTCTTCATGTTCTGCAAACCAGCACCCGGAAACTGTATGAGTAGGGGCAAAATATACCCAGTAAGCAAACCGCCTTTTATCAATAGTCGCCTTAGCTTCAAGGGCTGAAACGTCTGTTTCTAAAAAGCTAATTGCTTTATTGGTGATCTGCATCAGCTCTTTTTCTCCGATAACGCACCCATTCGGAAAGGCTTCTTCCATAAACCGTTGAAAAAGCCGATCTCCTGTGTCACCGTTAAAATACTCATGCCACACCGCCCCAAGATCATCCATCCTGTTTCCCTTTTCAAAAAGGATAGTGCAACCCAGCTTCACAAAATTAGCCGCAGATTTTGCTTGAAAGTGAAGTTTTTCCATGCTTAATTCACCCATTTAATGATGGGATCACCACAAAAGCCCTTTTCCCATACGAACCACGCATACGCAACGGCGTTTTTGCTTTCAAATTTGCCGTTCTTCCCACATTCCAGCCGGGAAGAACTAACATATACGACTTTGGGTGGATTCTTCAGGAAGAACGCTTTGCGGGCTTTTCCCTCAAGAAAAGTTAGCTTCAAAAACATTGCAACTTTACGCCCCTGCTGAACGATGTTCAAAGCGTGTTCAACAAATTCAAGGGCGTATTTATAAGGCGGGTTTGTGATAATATCGCCGCTGAAATCCACAACATTTTCTAATAAAAAATCGCACGGATTCAAACGGCCATATCCACGGTATACTAAATCGGTGCTAACAACATTGTACCCGTGCGATTCAAGCACCTTAGAAATATGCCCCTCACCACAAGCGCACTCCCAAACCACCGGGGCAAAGCGTTCTTGCTCAAGCAGAACTTCCGTTGCCTTTGGCTCAGTGGCGTAGTAATCGTGTGCTTCAGCATTCTGGTTGCGCCTGTTACCGACAAAGTAACCATGCTGTTCTCTCTCTCTCTCTCTCTGTAAAGATCAAAGTATTCACCTCTTTATTTCTGATCCCCTGCAACATAAAACCGGGCTGTTTTTTTTCCGATCCGCCTAACCTCTGTGTGAAGATGCAGATTTCGGGCGATCTGCCGGGAAAAGGCGGTTTTGCTCATAGCCTGCAAGTTGTTAGCTAAGCAGTATTCTTGATACCGCGAATAAACAAGATCAGTCGTGTTATCTTCAATATGAAAATCTTCATCCTCGCACTCTTTGAAAAAGCCCAAAATCGGGTTGTTATCTTCCTCGTATTCGTCCAGAGCTTTCTTTACCTTGTCCGAATCGGTAAAACCACGATTTTCAAGAATACGCTTCAGGCCAGCAAGCCCAAGATTGATAAGATATTCCATCGTATCAGGAGATTTCAGCTTGTGCTTGATAGTGGGATCAAAGCCCGCCTTATCCTTTGAGAAATTAGCATCGAACGGGATAATAACCAAACGCCGCTGAACTGCGCCCGTTTTGTCCTTGATACGGGGAATCTGGTTTGCAGAAAACAAGAACTTTGAATAGTTGTTGAACTCAAACGGGTTTTGCCCCTTGCGTTCAGCAGACACGCGATCACCAGTTACCAGCTTCTTAAAAACGGCGGGGTTTGCTATAAACTCGTCGCCTATATCGTCACCAATGTTCGCCAATTTGCCGAACATTTCGGCGGTCTTAAAGCGATCTCCAAGTTCTTTCAAGTCCAGAGCGCAAATGTTTTCTTCACCTAAAAGATTTTGCACCATAGACAGATAGGTTGATTTACCGTTGCTTTTGTCACCTGTCAGGATAAAAGCCTTTCCAAGTTCGTTCCAGCGGTAGAAGCAATAACCAATAGCTTCTTCCAGTAGTAAACGCACCTGTGCATCATGGCAAGCAATGTTATCAAGGGTCTTGTCTGCCAGTTCGCAATAAGCCCCCGGCGTATAGTCCCAAGGAATCTTATTGGTGATAATGTGTTCCGGGGTAAAGCCCGCAAAAGAACCGTCAATGATGTTATACAGGCCGTTCTTAAACGCGATCAGGTGCGCGTCCTCTGGTTTAGTGTTGTCCCGGATCAGCAGATCAAGATAATCAACGACTTCAGACCGCTTCGCACGGTTTAGATCGGGGATGTGCTTAATCATGGCGGCTTCAATCTCGCCATATCCAGCGGTATAGATACCGTCCTTGTAAATGTGCAACTGATTATTGATCTTGATGATATGGGCGTTGTTCTTCAGGAAGATAGCGAACTTATCAAACAAGAACGTGCTACCGTTGTAGAAAACGGGTTTCTTGAACGAATCATCCCGCAAGATAGTTTCAATCTCGCTGTCTGACAGAGGAACTTTCAACACATACTTATTGATGATCCGAATGGTTTCCCGCGCTTCTTCCACGGTAAAATCATTGCTTTGCAGGGTCAGAATGTAATTAAACAGGGCTTGATTTCGTCCGTCCCCCTCTTCCATATCAAGAAACGCCATCTTGCTACGAACGGGAAACAGCCACCGGGGGAGCGGTTGCGCTTGCTCATTTTCGGCGGTATCATAGAGGATTTCACGCTCCACGCCGCCGTATTTAAGCACTTCATAGGAACTTTTCACGCCCACCTTAATATCAGCTTTCAAGCCGATTGCAAGGGTGCAATGGGTCTTACAGCCGCCCACGCCGCTATTTTTGAACAAGAAGTGCTTGCCCCGCGTGGTACGATAAACGCGGCAATTCAAAGAATAATCTTGAACAACTTTGAACAGAACATCCGAACTTTCCCCATCGTCCAGATCAACAAGGATCGTATCTTCTGCCAGAATCCCGGCGAACTCTGGTAAAGACTTCACCTGTTCATAGGTCTTAAAGTCCGTCCTGCCCTTGAACTTCTCCACGCACTGTTTATCTTTGGTTTCAACATATCCGCGAAAGAACAAAATTCATCACCGTCCTTATTCCCAATACTTACAGCAAAACGAATCTTCATCGGCAAGTTCTACGGAAAGCCCGTTCACGCCCTCAAGTTCATAATTGATCTTTGCGCTCACAGCATTGTCAATAGCCATCGCCCAATCGCGTTGCATATCTTCAAGTTCCTGCAAGAACTCTTGATAGAACAAATTCGCCTTTTTCTTTGAAAGTGAACTTTCAAGATTCCTTTTCAGCTTTGCAAAAGTCTTATCTGAAAAGGCTTCCTTGACCGCTTCATAGATGATCCCATCATCTAATCTGCACTCCGCTTTGAGGGAGTCCACGGCAAAAGTGCCGCTGTGCTGACACTCGCCGTTCTTATTCCAGCGGCACCAACGACAGGTTTTATAAAAATCGTCCATTTTAACTTACTCCAAAATCTTCAAGACGTTTGTTTGCAAAATTGATGTACCATTGGCGATCCAGCTTGTCCGGCACTCGAACATCTTTTACATCATCGTTATAGATGAAACAGTGTTCCGGGGAGTTTTGCAGTTTTTCCAACCGACCATTGGACGCTTTTACTTTCTTCACGCCGGGATCGTTTGGATCAGTAGAAGCAAAAATGCGGATGCACCGTTCTTTCAACGGCTTATCGCCGTACATGATATGCGTATACTTGCTACTGATCCGGGAAACAAGCTGAAATTCGCGTAGGTCTTGACACTCTGAAATCGTCCGGCGCACCGGGATTTGATGGATCATGTAATCAACAAGGGCTTTGTTTATGATGGGGAGATCATAACTTAGATCGTCCAGCTTCATAACATAGCCGCCCTTGCGCTTGACCGCGCCCGTTTCCCGGTCTACCAGCAGATAATTATTAACGTCTTTCTGATAAATCGTTCCAAAGTAAGTATCAAAGTCCATGCGCATACCTGTGCGCTGCTCCCACTCCCAAACAATATCATCCAAAACGTCAAAATCCCGGTCATAGTCCACGACCTTAACAATGATACCGTCTGTGTTGTTCTGGATCAGCTCACAATGCCCCTCAAGGTGTTCCACAAGGTCAAGCAATAAAAGCTGTCCATTGATGCAGATAGCGTTGTTGCTCATGGGGTCATACAGGGAGGATGATTTTTGTTTCATCTGCCCGGAAATGGCGTTATCCATAATCTTGAACGGCTGACGGGCTTTCTTGTCGCCCTTGCGCTTAAAGGCTATGTTGGAATCGTGGATAAACTCAAAGTTTTCAGGGTGATCCATTACCCGATAGCCGAAGTGATATTGTTTCTGCAAAGACGGGTAATAGGCGGTAACGTCAATGATGATGAACACGCCATCGGCGGAATACTTAGCCCGCGCACCGTGTCCGCCGCCCCATGCAAAGGTATGTTCAACCCCGGCGATCATCTGCTTACCCTGCTTTTTCTCGTAATCGTGGTTTTCAGGGTTTGCGTACCAGTCCGCAATATGCTTGTATTTGTTCAAGCGCAAACACGGCAGGATTGGGAAATCAAATTCATCATCAAAACTTGCGCCTTTCCTGTTGCCGCCCAAAATAGTTGCGGCAAGCTGTGGTTTGGTTTTGGAAATGTATTCAATTCCTAGTTCAAAGTGTTTGATAAAATACATCATGGTGTTGAACTCTTGCGTTCGGCGCATGAAAACTTGTATAGTCTGTTCAACGTCATGGGTGCAATAAAAAACGGTCTGTTTGATCTCTGCATCCGTCAACTTGCGGTCAAGGTTAAAGGGTACTTCCGTTTCCCGAATATCGTTCCCCATGAAACCCTCAAAGGACTTCAAGCCCACATCGGTATTCAACATTACATCGTAATTAAGAAGCGGGTAACTCTTTAAGAGGTTGCTATACTGCCAGCCGGGTTTACCCTTGACAATGATGTAATCATTCAGCTTCTTAGCGTTGAATCCGCACAGAATCCCTTGTAAGATGTATTGATCGTAGTGGCGGCTGTTGAATCCTACCCAAATTCTGGTTTTATGCGCTTCATAAAAGGCTTCAAGTTCCGCTTTGTCATTGATAATGACGTGGGTTTTCTTCTCCACCATATCAATAATGACAACAAGCCAGTCATAAGCGAAAACCTCAAAATCGTAGAATAAAATAGCAATCACCCTCTTTCTTTGAAATTCCCGCCATACCCGCCCGCCTGTTTATCTTGTCAGGTCACAAGTCGGGGTTTAGTCCTCAAGAACGTAAGTTTCCTTGATCTTGAACGTGTTAAAGCCCTTTTTGTTCTCGCCGTACTCCAAAGCGTACTCAAAGTTCCCGTCAATGGCTTCCATAATATCCAGAATCAGATTGTTGTACTGATTGTAGGTCTGAAACTGAACGGGAATCGGTGCATCCATTTCGGACATAAGCGAACGCAAGAACTCGTCCACAATGCCGATCTGGAAACCCTGCGTCACGATCTGGTTGAGGAAGATCATGCTTCCTTTGTACTCACCCGTGAGAATCTTAAACCAGCAAGAGAACATGGGATCACCCTTTTTGCTCTTGCCAAGTTCCAGCTTATTGATCTCTACCTCATAAGTACCGTGGGGAACTTCACGGCGGGTGTTGCCGTTCTTTGCGGCTTCAGCGGCATCTTTCGCCAAACCAGCGGTATCAAAGTTAGCGTCAAATTCATCAAAAATGCTCATTGTTATAGTCCTTTCTTACAGTCGGTTGTGATTAGGCTTCCCGCACTCTACGCTTGCGGCGCGGATGTTCGGCGGGCTGTTCGGGCTGTGCATTGGGCGCGCTGACTTCAACCGCACCGTCCATCGGGGGGTTGCCATCATCGGCGTTTTCGGCGGGTGCGCTCTCGCCATCTGCGGGGGCTTCCTGCGGGGTTTCTTCTGCGGGGGTATCGTTTACAGGTTCGACCTGTTCAGACTGTCCCTGCGGCTTCTCTGCC